TCATTGGTTCATTGGAACCATAGTTGGCTTCACCATAGTTGACTTCTGATACATAGCAACCATACGTTTCCCATTTTTCAAGGATGTTTGGTTCAAAACTACCATTGCCACCATCTAACATTTCGATGTTCATTTGGAATTTGTAATCAATACCTGAACGGGCGCTGGCCTGTTCCATGAAGTCAAACTGCTTTTGTACCTGTTGACCAACAATTTTCTGCACCTGGCCGTTGGCATCGTCTCGTAGATTTAATGTGACATCTCCCCAACTTGGTTTACCAGCCAGTTTGACTTTTGAGTTGTAGACTTCAATAGTCATTTCTTCAAATGTTACAGTTGGTCTACTTACATCACTAACTTGTTTTGTTAGTTCTGTGCTGGCCTCAACACCAAATCCTAGTAGTATCACCCGAAAGCGATATTTTAGTTTTGGCATCAGCAAAGCTGTGCCGCTGTTGGCTCCTGAGGTAGGAACCGAAATTCTATTTAAGGAAGTTAGTGCCATTTTTAAATTTCTCCTGTGTTCTTGATACGCAATGGAATATAGATAAATTCAATCGCTTTGACTGGCTCAATCGCTATGTCAACATACAACTCATTGCGATCAATTCTTGTTGGTGTGTTGTTTGACTCATCGCAGACCACGGCAAAATCATACAACGCTCTTAAGCCTACCAACTCAATCAACAGACTCTCAACAGCCCCTTTGATTTCATCTCTGGTAATCTTGTCATTGGGTTCAAAGATATACGGACGAGCAAGTTTGTTTAGCTGACTGCGTAGATAAACTACAAGACGTGATACATTGATACGATCCAATGCACTGGCATTTCTAGCACGAGTCTTTTGACCATATGCAACTAGTCCTACTCCAACAAAGAATGGAATTGGATTTACTTTGAGATCATACAGCGTGTCGCGTTGACCTTCATTCAACGCCACTGACTGGAATTCTCCTGTGTCTGCATCAATGTATCCCACTGCTGTGGCATTGGTAATGCCGCCGCGACGTGTGCCTGCTGGTGCAAACCATGGATAACTAACTTGGTCGCTGAGAGCGATAGTTCTCAACATCATGTGTGATGCAGGAACCACTGCGTTAGCACCACTTAGGTCAGTGGTAAATCCATTGGGATAATACACAGCTGAATATTCGTCGTAGCTAACAATACCTGTATCATTGTTGTCTAGTGCGCCATTAGCATTGGTGCCCCAGGCTGTGAGGCTGGTTGCATCTGACGGCAAACGTAGTGGAGTATCAGCTACCACAAATGCTGTGACTCCTCTATCTAGGTTTAAGTTGATCAAATTGCTGTAGGCTTCTGGATATCCTGGGCAAGCGATCAAATTAAAGTTTCTACGTTCTTCATCTCTGGCTTCTGAACTGGTGTCAATCGCAGATTTGAGTTTTTGCACAACCAGACTGCGCTGTGCTTTGCGACCAAAGCTGCCTGACCCGTCTTCGTTGTTTGGTGAAGCTGTGACCCAACGATCGGTTGCGTAGGCGCTTTGACTGTCGCCGGTAACTGGACTGGAGCCGTTGTCGTTGTATAAAGCTTCGTAACGCACGTTATCGGCTGCTGTGTCAATGTAATTATTGCTGTATCTTTTGACATTACCGCCACTTCTGCGTAAATTCCACAGCAGCATGCCTTTGGGGTATAGTGCTGGATCTGGACAGTCAAAATCTACATAGTTGCTTAACAACAGATCTCCGATAGTGGCTGCTGTGTTACCTGAAGCGCCACTTGATCCGTATCTAGCGTCTGCAAACAAGATACCGTCTTCTGTGGTCTGATCAGTCTTGTCAACTAACACCCATTCTAGGGCCAGACCATCATAACGATAGATAGTTGGGAAGTTTTCTAGATCGGCTGTGCTGATCCACAAGTCACCATTTTTCAAATCTGTCCCGTCGCTTTGTTTTGTTGGCTCGCTGGCCGCCACAATTGGTCCTGCTGGATCAGTTTTATCAACTGCGCTTGCAGCATAGTAAGGACTGGTTGTTGTTTTATATCCAACCCAGATATCACCGTTGTGTACCATGATATCTACTTGATCAAACACCGGAGTGTACCATAGTTGTCCGTCTTGTGGTTCGGCCAAAGGTGCAGTAGCAGATGCAGCAAAATCTTCTGCAGCCAATGGAATCCAATTTGTTGCAAGGAAAGTTTCTGCAGCACCAGAGCCTGGTGTGTACATATTCTGTGTACCAGTGCCTGTGTCGATGTTATAGGCAGTGAATATATCACTTATTGGTGCGCCTGTGCCATCTGTAAAACGTATGTCACCACCTTCTTTATGAATGATTTGTACCGCATTGTCTGCAGTCACAGAAGCTTCAACAGTGGTGCTGCCTACAGCATTTATTGCTGTGGCCATTAGTTCTGCATCGCCTACTGTGCCTAGAGCAGTAAAGCTCACTGAGCTGGCAGTATCCAATGTTAAATTACCTTTGCTGGATGCCTTGAATGTGAATGTGTTTGATCCTACACTAAATGTGCCAGAAATTATAGGATTGGATGTTACCACGGTATTGCCTGTGGTTGCTCTTTTGAAAATTCTAAATGACGCAGTTTCTGGTGACGTGTCATAGTTGCTGTTTTCATCGCTGTTGCTTTGAACAAATAAATTATCTGTTGCAATGCCTTGTCCACCACCACTGCGATCTAGATAATACAAGGCAGCGTGTGTGCTTGAGTAGACAGGAGCAGAATAGGTCACCCAAGTCTTAGTAGCTGAATTCCATTGTTTGACAATGTATCTTGCTCCAAAGTTGGGTTCAGTGGTTTTGATCCACACAGAACCTGTTGGACGTGGTTTAGTGTTTGTTGACTTCCACTCTGGTACACTAGTGTGCGGTGTCTGTTGTATTGCTGGTCCGTAAAATGTACCAGTAGTAAGACCTAACTGTGCCAGTGCTGAGCCCGCTGCGGTACTACCGGCAATAGTGATAGAGTTTGCTAGAGCAGAGTCACCATCTGTTTCAGTGGCTCCGTCTGTGTACAAATACAATCGGCTGTTCAATGCCACTGCTCGTACACCAGTAACTAGGCCACCGAGGCCACCGTTGAAATAAGTTAAAAAGCCTGCTAGTGTAGGGGTGCCTGGCGTTGTAATAGTTGTGCCGTTGATAGAAAAAGTTTGGCTAGGAGTGACTGTGGTCACTGTGCTGGCGCCCGACACTGTGGGATGACTTCCTGCCCAATCTTGGCTACCAACTTCGACCCAATGATCGCCACCTAGCAGAGCTTGGTTGCGTTTGTAGTAAATTTTAATTGCTTCTTTGGCAAGGCTGAATCCTGCCTCACCTGTGTCACCTATGGTCTGTGCCACTACAGCATAGTCTCCAACAGCGCCCACAGAATCTTTTGGAGCATTAGTGCCTGAATTTATTTTTGCACTGTCATCATCGGTAAGTACTAGAGGAATTTTCAATGCAAACTTTTGACCACCTGTAGTCGATGCAGCGGCTGAATTCCATTCTTGAATACCGTATGATGTTGCTCTAGTATCAAACCACCACTGTCCGTCAGCTGGTTCTGCTCCAGGAGCAGAAGTTTGGCCTTGCAGTTCATCTAAGTCGACGTCTGCACGTACAATAAATGCTGAATTACTGACGCCTAAAAAGCTGTATGCTGCTAATAGTCCGTATTCGTTTCTTTCGCTGCCGTGTATAGGGCTTGACGAAGCCGTCTTTTCAAAGAACGGCACACCATATGTGTCGACCAATTCTCGTTGGCTGGTAATTTTAAATACCTTGCCAGCATTTGCCTGCGTGGTACCAGCAGCAGTGCCCGTGCCTGCTGCATTAGATTTACTTTCTGCGGTAGCTATAACGATAAGAGGAGTCGTACCAGGTTCTGCTGGTGTATAAAAACTCTCGTCGATTACCGTAACTTGTACGCCTGGTGATTGTAGTGCCATCCCATTTTCTCCTGGTAATAGTTGCTCATATTATTTAGCGGTATCCGCTAAAATTGGCCTGTTATACTAGATGAAAAAGGGGCTGAAAAGGTGTAAATATGTTTATGAGACCGCTTTGTAGATGCGGGCAAAGACCCCGTGCTGTTAACTATAAAAAGAACAACAAGATCTATTATAGATCATTGTGCGAAATCTGCATGGCTCACGGAGTTAATCATGGAATACCCCGCTGGTTTAGAGCAGGGTATAGAATAAAAAACCAATGCGACAAGTGCGGATTTAAATCAATACACCCGGAAGTTTTTAGAGTATTTCACGTTGACGGTGATTTAGACAATTGTCGTCACAGCAATCTAAAAACAGTATGCGCTAATTGCGTAAGCGTATTAAGCAAGGACGGTATTATCTGGCGGCAGGGAGATCTTGTCGCCGATTACTAGGCTTTCTGATCTATTGTATAGTTCGTCTATCGATCCGTTGTTGTCAAGAACAGCGTCAAATTCACAACCGATCCACGCCCACTCACTAGCATGAATTTTTTTCATCTTCATGCTGTTTAATCCTACATTGCTACCACTGTTAGCCAACACAGCATCATCATACCATTCTGGTAGATCACCACGTTGTACCCAATAGATCTTGCCGCCTGCATTTTTTATGGCCTGTATTTCGTTAGGGAAGCGGCAATCTGAAATAACCACATGGTCTCGTGAATTTCGAATTTTATTTTCTAGGGAGGCAATCCAGATATCGTCATGAAAGGCTTTGCGGCAAACTTCAGTACCCCAGTATTGTAATACCCAGCGTGGAGTTAGCGTTGGCATATCTAAACGTTCTGCCCACCACGGGTCTACTTGTTCACGCCACTCTCGAGCCTGTTTAGTACGACCTTCTAGCATGGTACGATCCCACCCGAACACTGCGGCAACAGCATCTTTAAGTGTGCTGGCAAATGATTCTCGTCTAAATTCGTGGAAGTTGACTAGATAGTCAGCCACTGTGTCCTTGCCTGAACCGATAAACCCGCAAATTCCAATAATCATAATTGTCTCCTATAAGCAATTATACTATAGAATTAGCACAAGGTCAAGACATTAGCCTATGATAAATGTGTACCCAGATCCGCCAGATACTAGAGTTTCTAGTTCTTTGGTTAGTCTTTCTAGATCAGCAGTGGCTTCTGATTTCATTGCTGCACCGTTAAGGCTTGATCCACCTCCAGGTCCTGCAATTTGAGCAAACTTTTCACGTGCCTGACCTAGCATCATTTTACAGTTAGCTAATGTGTAATCTTTGATCCACTGTCCTGCATAAGTATCGTCAATGATAGCAAAATCTGGTTTGGTATTATACACCTGAATCATAATTTCTTCAAATCCACGAGGACGTTGTAGAATAGTTAACTTGCGACTTTGTGGATGCCAATTAAAATTAATAAACGATCCGAACATTTTACCTACTAGTTCTTGATACTGACTAAACAATTCATAGGTTAGCAAGCCACCCATGTTAGTAGAACTTAACAAATAGGTGTTTGTGTAAGCCAAGTTAAACGGTTCAAATACTGTACCGCCTGATCCGTTGCCGGTGCGTGATCCAATGCTCCGGCGAAAGATTTGTCGAACCTGTTGCACTTCTTTGGGTAGAATATAGTCATTTTGATTTTCTTGTAATGTCAAAAACATATAACTTTCTTCTACAGCATTATCTGAACGTTGGCGGAAAACGCCCAAACTGCGACTTAGGGCAGTTTCATAATGTATAGGGTCTAGTTCTACATCGATCATGCCGTCGCCCAGCATAGCTTTGCAGTAGTCGTAAACACCTTGTTTGGATTGATCAATTTGGCTCATACTGTTATTTATAAATATATGACTATGCCAAGACTCTCACTATATCGGCCCGAAAAAGGCAACGATTATAAATTCATTGATAAAACTGCCTGGGAAATGTTTCAAGTGGGCGGCACCGACGTGCTGGTTCACAAGTACATCGGCCCTGGAAGCAGTACAGAAACCACAGATACTACACCTAATTATGTAGGCAACAGTGTCAGTAACATACAGGATCTGTTATTTTTAGAAAATAGAGATCGTAAATACGACACTGACATTTATCAATTGCGAGGGGTATATAGTCTGCAGGACATAGATTTCAACCTCAGTCAATTTGGTTTATTCCTACAAAATGACACAATTTTTATTACATTTCATATCAATGACACTGTGGAGAAACTAGGTAGAAAAATAATATCCGGCGATGTTATAGAACTTCCGCATCTCAAAGACGAGTATGCGCTGAATGATTTTCAATTTGCCTTGAAGCGTTTCTTTGTGGTAGAAGAAGTTAACCGAGCAGCCGAAGGATTTTCTGTGACTTGGTACCCGCATTTATATCGTGCCAAGTGCAAGCCGTTGGTAGACAGTCAAGAATTCAAAGAAATTCTAGATGGAGCAGCTGGAGAAGGTAGCGATCAATCACTGCGTGATATCATGAGCACCTATGAAAAGGAAATGCAGATCACTCAGGCAGTGCTGAATCAAGCAGAATCTGATGCGCCCAAGAGTGGCTACGATACGACTCGCCATTACATGATTCAGAAAGATTCAGACGGTAAGGTAGAATTAGTTGATGCATCTTTGACCACGTCATTGGCCAGTTTCCAAACACAGGCCACCGATGCCGAAGGCAATCCGTTGTTCGACCAAAATAACGATCCAATATATGTTGGCAACACAGCCAGCACCATATATCAAAGTCCGGAATATGATGGCCCAGGAACTGGCGACGGAGATGGTGTACCTCCCAACGGCGCTCCATTTTCAGCTGGCATTAGTTTTCCTCTG